TGGACTTGGAAAAGAAATCGTTTAACTTGGGTGTTAATTGCACCGAAGAATAAGAGATTTATTAGAATTTACACAAGAAAAATCGGATTGGAAAAGTATCACGAAAGATAGTGTGCCAGTTGCCGAAGTGTACACTAAACCCCCACTGTGGGGTTTTTTGCTTTATATTATGTTCATCGACAAGGAAACGCCTTGACCATCACTCTTCGCCCACATCAAAAGCGTATTGTAGAGCGTCTGGCAAAGTATGATCGTGGGCAAGTAAATGTCACGACTGGTGGCGGCAAAACACTCACCATGATTATGGATCTCCAGCGTACACTCAAAAACAATCAGTCTGGAACCACAACTGTTGTTGTTGCTCCAAGAATCCTTTTGAGTGAGCAACTTTGCAGTGAATTTCTTGAGGTGATTGATACCACTCACACTCACATTATGCACGTTCATAGTGGAGAAACACATCACTTCAGCACTACAAAGCACGATAAGATTTCATTGTTTGTTGATTGTGCTCGTAGTGTTGGTGAGAATGTGATTATTTTCACCACATACAACTCTTTGGAGCGTATTCAGCAGGCAGATGTTGAGGTGAATACGATTTACTTTGACGAGGCACATAACTCCGTCAAGCGTAACTTTTTCCCTGCAACTGAGTTCTTTTCTGAGAAAGCAGATCGTTGCTATTTCTTCACTGCAACTCCAAAACATTCCTTGACTGTCTCGAAACCAGGCATGAATTGGGGTCATGTTTATGGTCAGGTTCTTGCAAATGTTCCTGCTCCTGAGTTGGTTGAAGGTGGGTTCATTCTTCCCCCTAAAGTTGTTGTCAAGCAACTACCTATGATTCAAGGTCGCAAGGTTGTATTTGCTGATGATTGTGACAATCTGCTGGAAACTATTGATGACAACAACATTGACAAGACTCTGATTTGTGCTCGTACAACCAAGCAGATTATCAATCTGATTACACAATCTGATTTCTGCCTTCAACTTTCAAAACGTGGTTATTCTTGGATGACGATCACATCTAAGACTGGTGCAATTATTGACGGTCAGAAGGTCAATCGTGAGCAGTTCTTTGATACTCTCAATGCATGGGGTAAAGATCCTTCCAAAAAGTTTGTGGTTTTACATCACTCTATTCTGTCTGAAGGTATTAATGTTTCAGGTTTGGAGGCGGTAATCTTCATGCGGAACATGGATTATGTAGGTATTTCCCAGTCAATCGGACGGGTGATTAGACTCGGTGGATCTGAAAAGACTTTCGGTCTTGTTTGCATCCCTACTTATGATAAGGTTGGTATCAGCACTGCTAAAAAAGTTCAAGCAGTTGTTGACATTGTGTTCGAGCAAGGTCAACCTGCAATTTCAGAGATCAGAAGGTAAGGTATCAACATCAACTTAAAAATGTTGATACCCTATATAATACAGACGAGCACACATTATGCCCTATAAAGATAAAACCTCTGAAGCAGCAAGGAGAGGAGCAGTAGAAGCATCTACCAGATACAGGAATAAGAATAAGGATAAAATTAATGCTGCTACTAAAGAACTTAGAGTAAGGAAGAAGCAACAACTGATAGAACACTTAGGGGGCAAATGTGTCGGATGCGGGACCACTGAAGACTTACAATTTGACCATATTGTAAGAGCAGATAAGTCCTTTACAATCGGACAATGTATGCACAAACATATGGAAGTCTTGATTGAAGAAGCAAACAAATGTCAACTTTTATGTAAAACTTGCCACCAACTTAAAGGTGTTTGTTACAACGATTATCATCGTCTTGCAGACGGTTACAGAGTGTCACAGGTGGAATCTATCGGTGATAAGGTTGTGGTAACCTTACAGAGGCACACAGACCCCACACAATGAATGAATTAGTTGATTGGAAACTTGGTATTGCAATAGTACCATTAATTTCCAAGGGTAAGAGTCAGAAATATGTTCTGATTCATGGTGGAAAGCAGTGCAAAACCTTTGCCAAGTGGAGCACTGCTGAATCATACTTTCAAAAGTTAAGTAAAACTCTCAAACAGAAACAAAAGAAAGGACCAATCTCATGAAAGGTGATATTGTGGGCAGCAACAGTAGTCTGGGGAGATTATGTTGCGTAAGTCCCACATATATTCTATAATAAATAATACTGTCATCCCCAGACTACAATGCAAAAATATTACACCTACGCTTATTTGCGTGAGGACGGAACACCTTACTACATTGGTAAGGGTAGTGGAAACCGTTTATATTCCTATAATAGAAGTATCAATAGACCGAAAGATAAGAGTAGAATTATAATACTTAAAGATAGAATGTCCGAGGAGGATAGCTTTAGACACGAAATCTATATGATACATGTTCTGGGTAAAAAAATAAACGGGGGTTTATTACATAATCGAACAGATGGTGGAGAAGGTGTTAGTGGTTATGTAACGTCCGATGAAACACGAAAGAAACAAAGTATTGCTGCTAAAAATAGAGTTAAACCGCCACACAATAAAAAATACTTTACTGAAGATGAAAAGAGAGAAGCAAAAAGAAAAAGACAAAGAGAGCATCAAAGAAAAATAAAGGGGAGACGGAAAGAATATATGAAAGAATGGAGAGCAAATAATCAAGATAAAATTAAAAAATACAAAGAGGAAAACAAAGAACATCTGAAAGACTTATGGAAAATGCACAGGGAACAAAATAAAGAAAAAAGAAATGAGTATAGCAAATGGTATTATCACAATGTAGTTAAACCACTTAAAGAAGTGTCCTAGCAACCCGACAAGGACAAAAATCCATGCTACTATTATTGAGTCAATCAAAAACCGATGAAAACTAAAAAGGAACTCATCAACGTTGTCCCCAAATCAAAACGCGCCCGAAACAGATTCTGTAATCAAATGGACTCTTTACATGCCTGTGTTGTTGAGAAGAGAGAAGATGATAAGGTATTTCTTTCATCAATCTCTGGACGTTACTGGTTTTGGATGTTAGAAAATGGAGACGATAACTGGACAATGGTAAAATAACCATTGTGCCAGTTGGTCAAACTGTCCACCATCCCCCCACAGGGGATGGTTTTCCTGTATATTAAAAGAGTCAAATGAACAGCACCATGCAAAACTATCAGTTCAAGGGTGGAATCCAGAATGGTACAGTTGCAACTGATGCCCGTGCTCGCAAACTTGATGAGCAATGTAAGCATCAGAAAGAGAGTGTTTTTGCTGAACTGAAGAAAATCTACCCAGAACTTACTCTGCAAAAGAAACTTACTAAGGAACAGATTCCTGGTGGGATTGGTGCATGTGAACCTGATGGTGGTGCATGGTTCTACAATGGTGTGCTGATTGCAGTATTTGAAGGTAAGAAACAGCAAGACGCAGGTAATGCTATCGAACGTTGGTTTAAGAATAACTTTATCTGCCGTCTTATCAATCCCAACGTTTCCTATGTCACTTTTTGTACCGGAGAAGGTGCATATCGTTTCTGGGATAAACTTCTGGGACGACTTACCTATGGACAAATTGTGAAAGCATTGAATGTTGCTCACCTGGAAGGTTTCGACCAGTACAATCCGGGTAGCAACAGTGCATTTCTTAACACAGATTGCTTTACAAAAGAGTTTCTCAATGCTACAATGATTGAAGTTATTTGTGAACGTATCAATACTCTTTTTCCTCAATCCTCTGTATGAAACCACTGTTTCAAATGGCAAAGATTATCATGTAGGAATGAAAGGACTTGATGTAACTTTCACACATAAACCTGGGTGGACAATCAAAACTGAAATGCTTGGTGTTGATGATCAAGGTCACACTAACCTTCGTGTTTATACTGAAAGAGTTGACAACTGACCCAAACTAGTTGTATAATTATTCGTATGTTGGTGCCGCAATGGCATTTGCCAACACTAAACAAATGAGAACAAAATGAATTACGATTCCCAGAATGATTGTCTAGTAAACTTGCTGGACTTTGCAAATAATCTTGGTATTGCTGGAATAAGAAAAGAAATAAAATCAGATGATTTTCCCAACATCGAAGATGTGATGTTAAGTCAACTCTATATTGATGAGAAATATCAACGACTTCTTAATGAAAGTATGATTAAAGGGGCAGGACATTTTAATCCTGATCTTTATAGTCCTTTACGTCTTTATCGTCGTCCAGACGGAAAATATGCTATTGTTGATGGACAACATGAGAGTGTATTAGCAGCAATTTACTGCATGAATCCAGAGACAATGACACTGCAAGCACAAATATTTGAGCATGATCCAAATGCTGATAACGGAGAATGTGTAGAAGTAGAGGCAAAACTATTCAAAGAAGTTAATGTCAACCGAACAGCAGTAAGTCAAGTTGCACAACTTCGCACAGATATTGCTGCTGGTGTTAAGGAAGCACTAGAAGTTCATAATACTTTAGTTGAACTGGGTGTTCATGTTGAAAAAATTGGTCATCCAGAAGGATTTTCTGTAAAAGGTTATGCTAAACTGATGCAAGCAGTGAATACTTATGAACTTTCAACAGTAAAAGAAGCAATCGATTATTACAATCAACTTCTTACTTCCACTAAATCAGAAAGTAAGTGGAAAACTAAAAAGAGTGTTGATCTTCAAGGTTCAATGATTGGAGGTCTCTCTGCTGTCATCTATCTCAAAAATTCATTGAATAGAGGTACATTAAGACGCACTGGGTTAGTGAACTTTATCGAATCAGAACTTATTGCAAATAAACTATCACCTAAAGAACTTGCAGATAAAACCGCAGGAAATACTCAGTTTGTGTTGATTGCTCGTCGTTTTATTAATGAGTATCGTTCTGCTCTTGCATATGGTGCGATTGAAGGTGCTACAATAGGAGAAGATACACTCGCTAACTATGGTTTAGGAGATCCATCTAAAGTTAAAACTGCAGACAATAAAATAGAAGAAGATTCTGAATGAAACCTCTCTTTATCTGGGCAGGTGGTAAGACAAAGGTGCTGAAACATTATGCACCTTTTATGCCATCTTCCTTTGAAAATTACTACGAACCGTTCTTTGGTGGTGGGGCAATGTTTGTCCATGTGATGAACACCTATCAACCAAAGAATGTGGTGATCAATGACATCAACTCCGATGTCGTGAATATCTACAAAGCAATCAAGACTGATCTGACTGAGTTTCAACAACGTCTGGATAGTCTTGAATCTCAATATCTACCACTGAGTAAAGATGACCGTAAAAAGTTCTACTTTGATACCCGTCATCTTCATGCCTGGAACTATCAAGAATGGAGCAAAACATTTGAGGCAGCAACATTATACTTTTTGATGAAGACTGGGTTCAATGGTATCTACCAACTGAATAAGAATACCAACGGAAGGTATGGAACTCCTGCTGGATTGTTGAATCAAAAGGACAAAGTTTATGATCGTGGTGTGTTGAACTGGTGGCACAATGCACTTCAGAATGTTACTATCAAGACAGGAGATTGGAAAGATTCTGTAAACAATGATCCTAATGGATTTTTCTTCTTTGATCCACCATATAGAGACAGTTTCGCAGATTATGGTAACGGGTTTGGGGATGATGCACTGACGGACCTACTGGACTT